AATCCCAAACGCCTTTTATCGCTTCGCCGTTATCTCCAAAGATTTTAAAAATCTCGTCAAGCCCACTCCACAAGCCTTCTAACAAAGATTTCCCACCAGCTTTAAAAGTATAAAAATCTTCTAGTAGCAATAGAAGTGCAGTAATACCAAGTATTGCCCACCCGACAGGTCCAGCAATATACGCCCCAATTATTGCTCCTACTCCTGCAAGCGCAAATTTTATAGCGTTTGGTATAGCATTAAATACAGTTGCAACGGTTTTACCAATGTCAAAAAGCATAATACTTATACGACCAAACCAACTCAAAACTTGTGCAATTTTTTGAGTGATTTGTGGCATATTTTTTTGGATATAGTCGTTAAAATCTTGAAACGATAGCTTGACTCGTGACATTGGTTCTTCTAGATATTTGTACAAATAAAACCCAATCCACTTTAAAGCATATGTTATTTCTAATTTAAACCTGTTCCACTCAAACATAATACTGCGAATAAATTTCATTTGTTCGTCAAACTCTTTGCCCGCTGTCATTCCCCCTGCTTCGCCTTTAAGCTGTAGAAATTGCTTTTGCAACTCCGGGCTGTAATACAAGTCTTCTAATGTTGCACCCATTGCTTTTAGTGTATCATTTAAGGCTGTTGCATTTTCTTTGGTTGTCCACATCTTTCTAGCAAATATTTCATTAGCTAGATCTGCCTTTGCAAGGTCTGTGAATAACTTTACAATGCCTGCGTCAACTGTTGCAATAGCAACTGCAACAATTACTGCGCCAGATGCAATGCCTGCAAGTGTTTCAGTAATTAATAGTTTTAACGCTTCTGCTTCTGCTTTATGCTTTTTTGACATTTCTTCTGCTGCTTTTGCATTAGCTTTTAATCTTTTTTCAAGTTCTTTTTTAGCTTTTTCAAGTTCTTTTGTTGTTTTAGTTGCTTTTGCTTGTGCTTGTTTAAGTTCTTTTGTTCCAATAGTTGTTGCACTTATTGTTTTTGCCAATTCTTTACCTGTTTGGGATAAAGAATTGGCTTTGTTTTTTGCATCTTCTAGCGCTGTGTTAAAATCTTTTGACCCTGTGATTTTAAACCCAAGCTGCACAAGGTATTCCTGTATTACATCTCTCATTGCTGTTTCCTCCTTGCTGCATCTTCGGCACGTTTTTGGTTTTCAGCTTTAACAATCATTATTTCGTGAGCATCTAACAAATCATCTAAAGTGTAAGTTGTCCAAACTTCGTGTTGTCGCCACATATTTGCCATAACTGGAGCATACAAAAACTCATTTACATTTGCGCATCGGGCTTGCGTGTACTCTGTATTCGCTCTATAAACAAACTCAAGCCCTTTTCTCCGAAAAAACCTTCTAGATTTAGCATTATGCTTTCAATCAGCATTTTTATAAGCAATTGCGTGTCATAATTGTCTTCTGTTTTTGTAAAATCGCCTTCTTCAGTAATTATTTCAATCCACCCAGCACCACGTTTTTCTTTAATCTGCGACAACAAAGATATTTGCAATTTTTCAAATTCTTTATCGTCCATGGGCTTTTGTGTTCCAACTGTTGTTCCTAGCTTTGATGCTAGTATGTCCCCAATCCCTAAAGGCATTGCAAAAGCTAGTATTTTTGTCATCAGTCCTACCGCTTTCAATGCCTTTAATTTTTCTATTTTAAATGTTCTATCTTTATATTCTACTGTTTTGTACGTTTCCATTTGTTTTTCTCCTTTACACTATTTCAGTTGTTGTATCGCCAGATATCAGCGCCCAAATTTTTTCTTGTGCTTCTTTATCATACATGGTGTCAGCATTTTTCCTAAAAGATACCCCGTTGCAAGTTATTTGTTCTCCTGTGCTTGCATTTTTAATTACTAATGTCATTAAAAATTTGCTTGCAGGTACAGAAGGGGAGTTGGTATAGTTGTATATCCTTTGTAGGTTTTGATTTAAACTATGCGTTTGAAGCACTGATACCTCTATATTTGCAGACCTTACAGTAATTTTTGATATTACTGCTGACCCGTCCGCAGAAGTTTGGACGCTAGAAGTGTCATTTGTTGGAATAATTGAAATCTTTCCACAGCCTTCTCCCGTAATGCTGTAATCCCCAAAATCGGGATGTGAAAAAATTGCTGTGACGTCACTAAAGCTATAAGTTTGTACCATGTTTCATCCCTCCTTATCGGTTTACCGTAACATTAACAAGTACACTGTGTATTGCACCAGCTAATTTTACTAAAACATAGATTGTTGGCGCTTTTCTCGCTGCTCTGTCAACATCGGATTGTGTTATTAAACTGTCAACAAGCACTATATAGCCATTCTGTAGCATTGTGCCGTTTTTAAACGTTAGTACGTTGCCTCCACGCCATATTCCAGTTGCTACAAACCCTTTTGTTCTAGATGTTTCACACGCCCTAACACAAGCACTTACAAGCGTATCCACACCGCTTTGAGTTTGTGGAACTTTTGCGGAGTTTATTAATGTTCTCATTATTTCTATTTGCAAATCGTTAGCAAGCATATCAAGATTTATGATCTCGTCAAAGAATGAGCCGTCTGACATAACGCCCTGTTCAAAAATGTTATAAACGGAACCACGATTGACATATACATTTCCGTTAGCGTTTTCGATTGCTGAAACCTGTACTATGGTTAATGCTTCGGTTGCAACCCCTGCTAGAGATTTAAACTTTAATGTATATGCAGAATTTGGAAGATTCGTGTTTGCTCCCATTGCGTAGCCCATTATTGCTGATACAGCATTGGTTACAGTAGAGTACATTCCAATTGTTCTCTTATATCCAAGTGCTTGCAAAGACAAAAATACGTTTCCAGCTGTGCCAAGTGGAACGTCTGCATCCGCAGTTGTAAAGAATTGTGTTGTGTATGGTGTTGCTGTTTCTGCATATGCTGCAATTGCAAGAATCTCCGTCTTAGTTGCGCCCACAACCATTCCAGCGTACCAAGTGCTATTAGCGCCTCTTACAGCTGTAAAGGCTTGTACCGCTGTTTCTGCGCCTGTGCCGTCCCATCTGCCAATTACAACTTTAGCAGGTTTTGCAGATTGCCCAAAATACTTTTGTGCTGCTACAAATTCGGCTTCAGTTCCTGCCCAGCCATCTGAAAGCATTTCGTTAGTGCTAGCATATTCTTTTGCTCTTGTAACTGCGCTTATTATTGTGCTTTTCCCGATGATACAGCCCACATTAAAGCCACTTAATATAGTTGTAGTTGGACTTACAGTTACATTTACACTTACAACGTCGTTTAAAGGTAATGTTGCCATTTTATCCCTCCCCTGTTATTACCGGTGCATCTACTAAGTACTGCACCGTATCGGTTCTAGTTATTAATTCATAAAAATCTATGTTCATATCCCAACGCTCCCACCATTGCCCTTGAAAAGGTTCTGGCGACCTTGTTGGACTGTTATAATTAAGTATCATTGCTAGATTGCTTTTCTTAAATGTGCGGTCGTATTCAGGTAGATTCAATCTAGATTGAATTTTGTCTATATTAGCATAGGCATTAGGACCATATGCAGTCCACTTTACAGTATGTTGTTTGTGGTATTGTGCTTTACGCTCTAACGCTCCACCAACTACAGTGTGGGTAATGTCTTTTGTGTTAGATATGCTTTGTGGCGTATCTAATACATTAACAAACGTTACATCTGTATTTACATCAAAAGCAGGCGCACCAGTTGGAACATATCCTAGCCTTACATTGCCTTTGCAAGTTAAGTTGGTATATCCAAGTATGGTATATGTAATTTTTAAAAATAAATCTTCTAGCTGTATTTTTGTCAAAATCACATCTGCCATTATGCCCCCTCCATGTATACGCCAACAATCTTATACCATCCCGAACCGCTGTGACCCCATTCATTTATTTGCTTTACCCTGTATTTTTTGTTTTGCCATTCCAGCATATCTGATAAATAACCGTCTACATTTGCGTTAGTTACTTGCGTTCTGTAAATTTGCGTTGTTGTATAAAAGTGCATTGCGCCAGATATTCTATCCCCTTCTGGCATCGTCATTATTTCTTTAGGGCTTAAAGCTTGCACGCTTGCATAAATATTAAAGTTTGTTGTGGTGTTAGATAATCTGCCTTCTACCCATGTACTTGCAGTCCTATATACTTTAACATCATCAATAAAATTGGAATCTGTGACAACACAAGTTAAATCTAGCATCTTATCCCCCCTTATCCACAATATACACAATGGATTTACGCAATTGTCCAGTGTCAATTAGTGGTTTGTCACTACCTTTTAAAGCAATTGTCATTGGTGCATTTGGTGCCCAATTGTTTTTGGGGTCATCGAACCAATCTTGACAAATGTTTTGAGATAACAACCCCACTTTTTCAAACCCACTATTTGCTGGCTTGCCTGTAAGGACATCCAATATTATTTGTTTCATTCCTTTAACAATTCTAGGTCTATACGCAAACAATGCAGCTTCTATTACAGGTCTTGCAGGTATATTCTGTAGTGGGCTTCCGTTTGTATGTAAATACATAAGACTAGCGTTAGTTACTTCATTTTCGTAATTGTCATATTGACTATCACCTTGCCGAATGTCTTTGTCTCGAGGTACACCCACTAACACATTGTTTTTTACAAGTTCTTTTATTGCTTTTTCTAGCTGATTTAGTGATATGTCTGTTTTTACATTAATTATTTCTAATCTTGTATCCACTATCTTATCACCATTC